GTGTCGTTTCATTGCTAGGTATTTTACATACCATTTGAAACTCTCTTCATTAGCATAGCTTTGTGAGGTCTTGATCATCTTTTAATACCAGTTTCATTTTTACTGCTTCGCTGCGTACTTTCTCTTTCAGTATTGAAGATTTCTTTACGATATCCGCGACAGTTTCAATTTCTAATTCGTTAACGCGTGCGTATTCACAAAGTGCATCGATATAATTTACTCCGCTTGCAAGCATTTCACGAATTTCATGATGTACCTTTTCAGGTGTTCTTGGTGCGACCATAGTCTCCTTATCCATTTAAAGTTTTAATCCCGTCTAGCCAATTCTCGGCTGCTGACTGTGCCCATGCAATGCTTTTACCTTCATAGATTTCTTCTTTAAGAAATTCATTATTAACAAAGCATCGAATACCGGCGCCTGCTTCTGTTACAAAATAGTCTACCTTTAAAGACTGTCCTGCTTTTTCCATCATTAATGTACTACCTGCCATATTATATTTCCTTATGTAAGAGGTTGCTTTAACATCACCGCAATTGCTGCAATGTGTGACAGAGACAATAAACTTGTTCTTTTCAAATTGAACGACTTTTATTCCCTGAGTTATATGTATTATACCACAACATCCGAGTACTGTCAACTGTTTTTTTCCATTTATTTGAGTTTAATTATGCTCTTCGAATAAAACATCATTTACATATTGATCTTTAAGTTCTTCTGATATGCCCATTGCGAGCATTGATCTGTGTAAATGCGGATTAAGTTTTTGGTTCTGACAATATTTGTTGAGAACCGGAAGAGTGTCTCTTATTGATATGAAAGAATTATGCTTTAGATTTTCAAGATAATGATCTACTAAATGTGTAGTCACTTCAATGAATTGATCTAACTCTTCATCAGTATTAATATTACCGACTGCTATCATATCTTTTGAGAATATTTCTTTTGCCCATGGTGGCAACTCACGTGCTTTATTCCACGTTAGGTTTGCTACAGTTCTTTCCATCTCTTGATGATACGGATGTGGAAATCCATGCAGCGGACTATAGTCCATAAATGAACCTGTAATTTTCTTTGGTCCAGCAACAATATCAAAGCCAAGTATAGGCACTTCATATCCAACACGCGGAAAGATATTGACATGCATTAGCCATAAACCTTTACCGTCCGCGGGTACAATTGTTTTTAAATGAGCTTTTGATATACGAGCTGATCGCCAAAATGTGTCTTCCCAGTCTTTAAACTTAAGATCATCTGTATATTTTTCATTATCAAATCGATCAAAATGCTCATCAAACTTATCAGTTAAGCTTTGTGCATAATCGTTTAGTCTGGACCAAAGTTCCATTACTTATTTTTCCTTGCTCGACGAGCTTTTGCCCATGCATTTGCAATACGAGTTTCAATAACATTTTTAACGCTTCTGCGCCTTCCTCTTGCATGTTCGCTTCTGGCCATTCTTTCTTTTCTACCCATATTCTTTTCTAGGATGGGTGTGTCGTCATCAAGTGAATTTGCTTCTGATCCTTGCATTTGGATGCTCCTTATATTAAATTGTTTAGAGATACTATTATATTATCATGCTTTGTCTGTTTTGTCAACCATTTCTTTTGATAATTCATCAAATAATTCTGACGCGAAGTCAAAGCATTTCTTGGCCTCGTCAGCCATATCGTCATTGAGAAGTGTTCTAAATTCTTCAATGAGAACCTTTGTGTCACCTTCAAACTCATACATTAATCCTGAGCCAGGTGTTTTCTTTTTAATAATTTGTCCACCATGTAATTCGCCAAAGTGTCTTACATACATATGAGCCAATAGTGCATCATTGTTATCTGCATCTGCCAAAGCTTCGATGTGTCCGATATACTTATCTACTGAAACCGGATATACGTCCGGTGGCTCAAATCCAAAAACTTCTTCGAGTTCACGAATATCCTGGAACATACGTCCAGCTCGGTGGATTTTATTTAATTGTGGGGGAATGATTGTTAGGCGTTCTAATGGTCCGTAACACAATACCTGGCAGCATAAAAATTTATGATAAATCGCAGGATCAATATTGCCTGAAATTAATTCTTTAGCAAATATCCTGCGTTCCGCGGATTGATGGTGTGCCCATGTAAGTTCTTTTAGTTTGTTGCTCATAATATATCCTTTTGTTAATAATAATACCTGGTAACGTGTTCGCCTGGGTAATTATATTTATATAACAAAAAAGAGGAGCCGAAGCCCCTCAATTTAATCTTATTTAATTCCGCTTAGGTATTTAGGTACCTCAGCCTCTTTCTTAGTTAACCAATTCTTGTATGAAGTCGAAATCCATTTAATCATTAAAGTCTCCTTAAGTAAAAGTAATTAATTTTAGAAGTTAAAGCTTAGACCCACAGATGGTGTGAATTCTTCGCTATTGAAGTTGTAGTTCACTTTTGATTCGATATCCAAACCAGCAACTTCCATTGCAGAGTTAACACCAACGTTTTGCATCATATCATCTGTGTCGCCACCAATATAACCAGTTAGAACACCAACTGTTGCATCAGCTTCAAAGCCTAGCACTTCTGATACGGAACCATAAGATACTGCACCACCGATACGTACGCTTTCCAACATACCATCAGTATCTGCACGACCAGCTACAATCCATGCTTCGCTGTTAAAGTTATAATCAGCTACTGCATTAATGTTAGCAATTCCTAGTGGAATGCCATAACCAGCTTGTACGTTTTGAAGATCTGTTAGATCGTCCATGTTCAAACCAGCTGCTACTGATACACCTAGCAAAGTTGCTTGAATGCTTTCGTCAGCCATTTTTGCTTCTGCAATTGTTGCGCCGTTTTCTGTATCAATCCAGATGTTACCTTGATCGCCGAATGATAGTTCAGTTCCACCGATTTGTGTACCAACCGCATATTCGTCTAGGGCTAGATCGTTTGCTGCATCTACAACAAATGACATAGAACCGAATGCAAGGCCTGCACCCGCAGATACGCCAAGATCAAAAGATGATGTTGCACCCCAATCTCCGCCAGCTCCTTCTGCAATTACTGTTTCAATTTTACCAGTTAACGCCACTGGTGCTTCGGTTACTTCTTGCGCAACCGCTGCGCCAGCTACTAAAGTTAGAGCTGTTGTCAATAAGAATTTTCCCATGTTACCTTTTTCCTTGTATAGTTAAAATAAATGCCACTTTTCTGTTGCTAAGTAAGTGGCCAACTCCCCGCGATTATGCCGCTAAGGCTAATCCAGATGGTTTATAATTTGTATTTGCAATTATAAGTTTTGATCTATAACGCGATCATCCGGTAAACTCCACTCAACTACGCCGTCCGTCGATCCTTGTTCTGCCCCATAATAAACACACTTATGTAAATGTGCTTATGGTGGAGCAGGTGGGTACTGCCCCCACGTCCGATCCGATTTTATTTTGTTTCATCGTTTACGTACTATTATATATAATACAAAATGGCCAAATGTAAAGACAAATGGCCATTTAAAAATATACGTGATATATATGATACGGTTAGTCTTCGCCAACCCATATATTAATAGTTATCATTTTATCTTCATGCGAAGATACGATAGCATACTCAAGCTTAGCTTCATATAAAGCTTGACGAAGTCTTTGCATTTTTTCAGTGTCCGGCACTTTTACAACTGTATCAGACATTGTTATAATGTTTCTTCCAAGCGGAATCAGAAATTCCGAAACCTGAACTTGACATATACACTTGCCACATAATCCGCATGACTTCTTGACTTGTACGAGCCACTGACACATCATATATTAAGCGGTTAACCACAATTTTTTGTTTCAAAGTAGGTTGTTTACCACCTGGTTTAGGTGTATTCAACATATCAGTTGCTACTTCACGAGCTTGGTCCAAAGGCATTTTCTCAAGCGAGTCTAAAACTTCACGCTGCATTATCGACGCTCATACACGTAGATGTCAGCACGTTGTGCATATTTCAATGGTAAAGTCATGTTATACTTTTTACCATCGTGAGCACGTGGACCACGTCCTTGAAGTTTAACTCTTTTTGGTTCACCAACACCTGTGGCGTTATTAAGATACACAACCATTTTAATTCCGTCAAGAACGGCTTGATCGTGTGGTGCAACTTTACCATCAACCATTTCAACAGTTGCATAGTAAGATTTTGAATATCGAATATTCCTAGCATTTTTATTCATATGAAGTTCCTTTACAAATTATATAGATACTAGTGTACTACGGTTTTATCCAAATGTAAATACATTTATTTCATTCGGAAGCAAGTTTTTTAAGAACGTGACTTTTTCATCGCGAGTAAGCATAATGTCAGGAATGGGATCTCCACCCCAATGCAAGACGGATTGTCGTTGACGAATACGTTTTGTAATATCGCCATTACCATTATTAGCAATTTGAGAACCATGACGTGCACAAAATGAATTGTGTCGTTTAATTTGATGTTCATCTAATTCAGGAATACGACGACCTTGATAATAACGAAGATACCACTGAAACCAACCCATCGGATCCTCAGGCGTAATCCAACCACGAGTTTGCCATTCACTTAAAGGTAGTGATACATTTTTTGCGAATAGATTTGTCTCATTGATAGTTGGTGTACGATCAAAGTCTTTATTAGTTGATAAGTAATATTTACCATCGAAGATGCCAAGTTCAAGCATTTCATATGGGTTCAACAATGGCTTAAAAGTCATAGTGTCACCCATACTACTCTGATATAATTTGCATCTAAATGGTCTCGATACTCAATAGCATCGACGGTGTTTCTAAATCCAACACCATTTACAATGTGTTTAATCATTTAAAATCTCATCTACATTTGCACAGAATACATCGTAGGCTTCTTCGAAATGAGCATATGAATTGCTGCTCAATCCTTCTAACCATTTTTCATTTACGATGAACTCGTCATTAAACACTTCTCCCCATTGCCAACCATTCTTGTTGAAGCCTTCGGAATCCGGATACAACTCATTGACCAAAGCCCAACCTTTATAGATTGTGACTTCGTCAAAATAAGCTAACAATTTATGTTTCATTAGACGTTCACGTGACCAAGATGCATGAATTCAGATGCTTCTTCTTTAGTGCAACGTGATACTTTCAAAACTTCTTCTAAGTTTTTAGGACCGAATGGTGCACCAAAACGAGTTAAAGTATCGCCGAATGAACTCATACGGTTAATACGAGCAATACCTTCGTCGTCCATACCTTTCATAAAGGTACCAGCAGCAATTTCCATTAGCTTACGGCCAATGTTTGCAACAACGATTTCATTCTTAGTTGGATCATAAGATGTTTTTCTCATATTTTATTCCTCTTGATTAATAATTCGTATATTATAACGCAAAACAAGGGACAAGTATACCCCTTATTTAATTTTATTTTATTAAGTGATAATAATGTCACTTACATTCCAAGCATTCTTGCAATTGATGCACTATCCGTTGGTAAAGATTTACCTTCGTTGATGTGATCAACAATTTGATTAAAGTAAAAAGCACCTTCATCACTCTCGTCATCTTTCAAGAGTTGAGCACAAGTTTTAAAGAAATTTCGCATCTTCATTTCTGACATGTCGTCAAAAGCGGATGCACGATGCATTTTTCCAGGTCGTTGATTCATTTATTTCTCCATAATATTGATAATGGTATTATATCATAAAAAAAGGGGGCTGTAAACCCCCTTAATCAATTATTTTTAATTTTTTTTAAGCAGCTAATGCTGGTTTGTGTCCAAAAGCAACAAAACCGAAGTTAGCAACAACTACCATTGAACCGGTTTCGTCAACAATGACATCACCAACTGAGATAGAAGACATACGGTTTAGTCTTTCGATTGAAGTTTCAGGACCAACATTACCTACATGGAAAACATCGTTGAAATCTTTAGCTTCGATGTTACAAACGTGTGTGTAATATCCATTGTCAAAAGCTTTAGAAGCATTTTCGCCAATCTTCTCACCACGAAAATCCATGTTCATAGCCATTTTAGCTTTGTATGAAGGAACCGTTTTACCTGAATTAACAGCTTCTACGATTTCACGAGTTAATGTGATTTGATAAACTTTAAATTTCATAATTTATTCTCCGTTATTTTCATTTATTAATATTATTATGTCGAAGTTAAACGGGAATGTAAACCCCTAAAATGAAATTAAATCAAATTAATTGGTTTAAAGTAAAAAGTGCGACATTTCTGCCGCACTCAA